ATGAAATCACTGCACGACCGCGACCCCACGAATCTGGCTTGCGCCGAGGCGCGGGTGGCCGAAATCACCGTTCTTTTCGCCCGTATCCGCGCGCTTTTGGACCACAGCCTGCGGATTACCGACGATCTGACAGACGAAACACCCCGCACCATCATCACCCGCATGGATCAATTGATCGCGGCGCACCTTAAGGTGCTGACCGCAGAGGAGGCTTTCAATGCTGCCCAAAACGCCAACCCCGGCTCGATCGACGACCTTGACAGCATCCGGGACGACCTTGGGCGCAGGCTTGATCGCCTCCGCACCTCGCTCGGCACAGCGGGCGTTTCTGGACAGCCTGAATGATGCCGAATTGCGTGCGCTGCCCTATCTGTTCCGCTTTTGGGCAATGCCGCACCAATTGCCGCCTGATGGTGACTGGCGCACATGGATGATCCTTGGCGGGCGCGGTGCGGGCAAGACACGCGCCGGTGCCGAATGGGTGCGCAGCGCGGTGGCAGGCGGCGCAAAGCGTATCGGGATCATCGGCGAAACACATCAACAAACCCGCGAGGTGATGGTCTTTGGCGACAGCGGCATCATGGCCGTCTGCCCGCCTGCGGCCCGCCCGAAATGGATCGCCAGCCGCCAGATGCTGCTTTGGCCGAACGGCGCGCAGGCCACGCTGTTTTCCGCCCATGAACCAGAGGCATTGCGCGGCCCGCAATTCGATGCCGCTTGGGTGGACGAGCTTGCCAAATGGCGCAAGGCGGCGGCGACATGGGACATGTTGCAATTCTGTCTGCGGCTAGGGGATGCACCGCAGGTTTGCGTGACCACGACACCGCGCCGGTCGGCCTTTCTGCGCGATCTGCTTGACCGGCCCAGCACTGTGATGACCCATGCGCCCACCGCTGCCAACCGCGCCAATCTGGCGGATAGTTTCATGGTGGAAATGGCGGCGCAATATGCAGGCACAGCACTTGGTCGGCAGGAACTGGAAGGCCTGATACTGGATGATGTGGAAGGGGCCTTGTGGCAGATGGGCCAGCTTGCCGCCTGCCAAAGCATCACCGCACCGCCCCTGACCCGCATCGTCGTGGCGGTCGATCCGCCGACGACATCCCATCAAGGTTCTGATGCTTGCGGCATCATCGTGGCCGGTGTCGATATGACCGGCCCGATCCAGAACTGGCGTGCCTATGTGCTGGAAGACGCCAGCGTCCACGGCGCCAGCCCCGACACCTGGGCGCGCGCGGCGGTCGCTGCGGTGACCCGCCATCAGGCGGACCGTCTGGTCGCCGAGGTCAATCAGGGCGGTGATATGGTCGCCGCCGTGATCCGCCAGATCGACCCGATGGTCCCGTTCCGCGCGGTCCATGCCAGCAAAGGCAAGATCGCGCGGGCCGAGCCTGTCGCCGCCCTTTACGAACAGGGTCGGGTCGCACATCTGCGCGGCTTGGGCGATCTGGAAGACCAGATGTGCCAGATGACCAGTGCCGGCTATCAGGGCAAAGGCTCGCCCGACCGTGTCGATGCGCTGGTCTGGGCGATCCACGATCTGATGATCGCGCCTGCGGCCGCCTGGCGCAATCCGCAGATCCGCGGGCTTTGACCGTCACATCCCTGACGGGATGTTCGGGCGCGCCGCGCGGGAGTATTTGGGGGAAATAAGAAGGGTAAGGCGCTACCCCCCATTTCTTATTTCTTCAAATACTCCCGCCGGAGGCAGCAAGGCTGCCCGCAAGGACAGGTGTTGCAAGGGCCAGCGCACGCCGCCGTAACGCGATCCTTAAAACTCTTGGGTAAATTCCTCTCAACGCCGCAAAGACCCCTGGTCGAGGAGATACCATGTTTGATTTTCTGAACCGCAAGCCAGCCCCGCAGCCGCAGGTCAAGTCCTCGGCCACGGGGCGTGTGATTGCGCTGCAAGGGGCGGGCCGCGTGGCCTGGTCGCCGCGCGATGTCGTGTCGCTGACGCGCAGCGGCTTTCAGGGCAACCCCATCGGGTTCCGCGCCGTGCGCCTGATCGCCGAAGCCGCCGCCGCGATCCCGCTGGTCGTGCAGGATGATGACCACCGCTATGACCACCACCCTGTGCAGGCCCTGCTGGCGCGGCCCAATGCCGCCCAGGGCCGCGCCGAATTGCTGGAGGCTTTGTTCGGCCAGCTGCTTTTGACCGGCAATGGCTATCTGGAGGCGGTGGCGGTCGATGACCTGCCTGCTGAAATCCATGTCCTGCGCTCTGACCGGATGGCGGTCATTCCGGGGCCGGATGGCTGGCCAGCGGGTTATGAATACAACGTCGATGGCCGCAAGCACCGCTTTGCTGCATCCGAAAACCACAATCCCATCTGCCATGTAAAAAGCTTTCACCCCCAGGACGACCATTACGGTTTTTCCGCCTTGCAGGCCTGCGCCGCCGCGATTGACGTGCATAACGCGGCCTCGCGCTGGTCCAAGGCGCTGCTGGACAATGCCGCCCGTCCATCCGGCGCGATCATCTATCGAGGTGCGGATGGTCAATCCGCGCTGACCGCCGATCAATATGACCGCCTGCTGGGCGAGATGGAAAGCCAGCATCAGGGTGCCCGCAACGCAGGCCGCCCGATGCTGCTGGAAGGCGGGCTTGACTGGAAACCGATGGGCTTTTCGCCCTCTGACATGGAATTCCAGAAAACCAAGGAAGCCGCCGCGCGCGAAATCGCCATCGCCTTTGGTGTGCCGCCCATGCTGCTGGGTATCCCCGGCGATGCCACCTATGCCAATTACCAAGAGGCCAACCGCGCCTTTTACCGCCTGACCGTGCTGCCGCTGGCGACCCGTGTCACATCTGTCATCGCCGACTGGCTGTCGGATTTTTCCGGCCAGCGGATCGAAATCCGCCCCGATATCGACCAGATCGCCGCCCTGTCGCAGGAACGCGACAGCCTGTGGCGCCGCGTGGGCGAGGCGGCTTTTTTGAGTGATGCCGAAAAACGCAGCCTTTTGGGTCTGCCCGCGCGCGAGGTCGGTCATGCAGACTAAGATCGTTGCGCTGCGCGACCCGCAGCGCCCGCCGCCGCCCGCCTCGGATTTCTGGTTTGCCCATGTCGACCAGCGTCTGGGCCGGATCGAATGCATCATCGCACGTCTCGCATGGCAAATCTGGATCGTGGTCTGTGGCTGCGCCGGTTTGCTGGTCTTCGAGATTGTCAAAGCACTTAGCGGGGGGACCCCATGAACCTGGAACATAAATTCTGCACCCTCAGTGATGCCGTGACGGTCACGGATGGCGCTGTCATCAGCGGCTATGCGTCCTTGTTTGGCGCGTCCGATCAGGGTGGCGATATCGTCGATGCCGGTGCCTACCGCGTCAGTCTGGCCAAGGGGCGGCGGATCAAGATGCTGTGGCAGCATGACCCCGCCCAGCCCATCGGCGTCTGGGACGAAGTGGTCGAGGATGCCCGTGGCCTGTGGGTCAAGGGCCGTCTGCTGACCGATGTCGCCCGCGCCCGCGAGGCCGCCAGCCTGATCGCCGCAGGGGCGATTGACGGCTTGTCTATCGGGTATCGCACGATCAGGGCCCGCAAGGGCGATCAGGGCGCGCGCCATCTGTCCGAACTTGATCTGTGGGAAGTGTCGCTTGTCACCTTCCCGATGCTGCCGGACGCGCGTGTGACCGCCAAGGCCGATGCGCCCCCACCCGACCACGACCTGCGCCAATTGACGGCGGCTTTTTCTGCCGCGCGCCGTTTGCTGCACCCGCTTTAACCCCGCCCCCAAAGGATCACCCCATGACCACACCCGTGCCAAAGGCCCGGATCGCGGAAGATATGTCCGCGCCCGAGCTGACCCAAGTCATCACCGGATTTCTGGCTGATTTCACCACTTTCACCAACGGCCTTCAGGCCAAATTGCAAAAACAGGATGACCGCATGAACAAGCTGGATCGCAAGACCATGATGACCACACGCTCCGCGCTGACGACTGCTGCTGTGCAGGACGCGCCGCATCAGAAAGCCTTTGCCGCCTATCTGCGGTCTGGCGATGATGATGCGCTGCGTGGTCTTGATATGGACAGCAAGGGCATGTCCACGGTGATGGCAGCGGATGGCGGCTATCTGGTGGACCCGCAGACTGCGGATACGATCAAGGGCACGCTGTCGTCCACCGCATCCATCCGCGCGATTGCCAGCGTGGTAACGGTCGATGCCACGTCCTATGATGTGCTGGTGGACCATACCGAAATGGGTGCAGGCTGGGCCAGCGAAACCGCTGGTGTGGCCGAAACCACCACCCCGCAGATCGACCGGATCAGCATCCCGCTGCATGAACTCTCGGCCTTGCCGAAGGCTTCGCAGCGCCTGCTGGATGACAGCGCCTTTGATATCGAAGGCTGGCTGGCCGGCCGTATCGCCGACAAATTCGCCCGGTCAGAGGCGGGGGCGTTCATCAACGGTGACGGTATCGACAAGCCCAAGGGTCTGTTGACCTATCCGCAGGTGGAAAACGAAATCTGGGAATGGGGCAACCTTGGCTTTGTCACCACAGGCGTCACAGGCGGCATCCAGTCGGGCGATCCGATCGTGGATCTGGTCTATGCCTTGGGGGCGGTCTACCGCGCCAACGGCACCTTTGTGATGAATTCCAAAACCGCTGGCACGATCCGCAAGCTCAAGGACAATGATGGCCGCTTCTTGTGGTCCGACGGTCTGGCCGCGGGCGAGCCTGCCCGCCTGATGGGCTATCCTGTGCTGGTGGCCGAAGACATGCCCGATATCGCCGATGGTGCCGCCGCCATCGCATTCGGTGATTTCGGGGCCGGTTACACCGTCGCCGAACGCCCCGATCTGCGCGTGCTGCGCGATCCGTTCTCGGCCAAGCCGCATGTGCTGTTTTACGCCACCAAGCGCGTGGGTGGGGCCGTCAGCGATTTCGCCGCGATCAAACTGCTGAAATTCGCGGTCAGCTAATCTGACCCCGATAGGGTTGCGCGCCCTTACCTGTGCGCAATCCGGCACCCGGATGCAGGCCAATCAGGTCATGTCTAGCAGCCCCCCTCGTCCGTCCGAGCATGGCCGGACGGGTCTGCATCCGGGATTGTTCTGCGCCCTTTAATCCGAAGGACCCTCATGATGTTAGTCGAAGAAAATCCGGTATCCGATGCGGTCTTGCCGGTGGCGCAGCTGAAAGAATACCTGCGCCTTGCCACAGGCTTTGCCGATGATGCCGATCAGGATGCCGCCCTGTTGCGCCACCTGCGCGCCGCCATGGCCGTGATCGAGGCGCGGATCGGCAAAATCCTGATCGAACGCGATTTCACCCTGACGCTGCACCGCTGGCGCGATCCGGTCCGCCATGTGCTGCCCATCGCGCCTGTCAATGCCATCGTCCATGTCACGCAGGTCGGCCATGACGGCGCGGAGACTATCACCAACCCCGACCGCTGGTATCTGGTCCCCGATACCGCGCGCCCCGCGCTGGTGGCCAAGGGCGGCATCCTGCCCGTGATCCCGCCGCATGGCGCTGTGCGCATCGGGCTGATGGCGGGGTTCGGGCCGGAATGGTCCGACCTGCCTGCCGATCTGGCGCAAGCCAGCCTGATGCTGGCCGCCCATCATTACGACGCCCGTCATGACACGGCCATCGCG